AGCAAAGAGCCGAGAAAGCAAAAAAGGAATATTGCGGAAGGGGTAAGGAATATAAGTTTGATGCTAAAAAGGAGTATAACAACATTAACAAACAAGAAGAAGAACGACCAGAAGATTTACCATTTTAATTTATATTATGCAAGTATATATAGCTTTTGAATTATTTATAATAATCCTAATATTGGGTGGTATATATGAAGTATTAAAAAAATTAACAAAACTTTAACAACTATGAAAAAAACACAAAATGAATTGATTTTAGACTATTTACAAAAAGGCAAATCAATTACCCCATTAGATGCGTTAAATAAATTTGGTTGCTTTAGATTAGCTGCAAGAATTAGCGATTTAAGAAAAGAGGGTTTAACTATTGCGACTAAATATGTAACTAAAGAAGGTAAAAATTACGCAAGTTATAGGTTAGTTTAGTATCTTTGTAACGGATGTAGGATATCCATTATTAAACTTATTGGTCCAACGCTGAACCCCTAATCCTACTGGGGGGAACGCTGCGGACCTTTTTTATTTTATGGCAATTTTTAGAAAAGTTCATGTTAGCTTTTGGAAGGACGAATTTGTAGAGTCTTTAACTCCAGAACAAAAGTTTTTTTACTTGTATTTGCTGACTAATGATAGAACTACTCAATGTGGCATTTATGAGATAACTATAAGGCAAATGTGCTTTGATACTGGATACAATGATGAAACAATTAAAAAGCTAATACTATTCTTTATTAATACTGGTAAATTGATTTATTCCGAGCATACTAAAGAGATAGCTTTAAAGAATTGGACAAAATATAACGATAGCAATAGTCCAAAAGTTCGTTCTTGTATAGAAAAAGAGTTATTAAAGGTAAAAGATAGAGTATTGATAGAGTATCTATACAGTATGGATACACATACGAAAGAAGAAGAAGAACAAGAAGAAGAAAAAGATAAAGAACAAGAAAAAGAAGTAAATATAGATTTTGAGTGGTTTTGGAAAGATTATGATAAAAAGGTAGGTGTTAAAGAAAAGCTAAGAAAAAAGTGGAATAAATTATCTGATGAAGAAAGGCAAAATGCCATGAATTATATTGACCTTTACAAACAAGCCGTGCCTGATAAACAATTTAGAAAAAACCCTGAAACATTTTTAAACAACAAATCTTGGAACGATGAAATTATCACAAGAAATACAACAAGTCAATCAAGAATTAGTCCAAAAGTTACCCCTTGGGAGTCCCTCCAAGCAGTTGCTAAACTTAGTAGCGAAAGGCAGTAAAGGAGAAATATACAATGAGATGTGCCGTTTTAAAGAAAAAGGCGAACCAAATCATATTGCGGTTATTAAAAATGTACCAGTAAGTGAAAGGTTACCAGCTTTGGCTAAAATGTACGGAAATGATAAAATAGCTGGAGTTTTAAGTATTGCTATAACAAACGCTTTAAATAATTTTAATTTAAGAGTTGGAATGAATTCCGAACAAATAGCAAACTTAGCTTACGAATTAATTAACGAATCTGAACAAGACCAATTAGCTTTACAAGACATTATGCTTTTTTTAGACGGGTTGCCTAAGTTTAAATACGGAAAAGTTTACGACCGAATGGATATGCCAACTTTCTTTGAAATGTTAGAAATATATCGTGAACAAAGGCATCAAGCGTATGTTAATGCTAAAGAGGAATCACACGCTCAATTTAAAGCAATGGGAGATAGCAACCGAATGTCAACGGATATTGATAAGGAAGCTAATCGAAACGCAATGAACGAATATTTGAAAACACAATACAAATAATTAAAGACCCCATTATTTATTAATAACTTAGTGGTGTTTGTTATGTCTAAATTGGGGTCTTTTAAACTTTATTATGAATCAAAAACAATTTTACAATCACATTTGCAAAAAGTACCCAGATGTTAAATACAATGGCGAAGATTTAAACCTTTACACTATGTACGCAAAAGAAATATTTAAGCGTTGGCATAATGTAGAAAAATACCCAAAGGTGGTTGATATATGCAATGAATTAAGATTATCCCAAAGAACTATTTATAGGTTAGCAAAAGATAACAATATGGGTAGTAGATGGGAATTTCACAAACTAAATAAATAACTATGAAAGTATTAGAATTTCTTAAATTTTTCTTTATTTCAGTTCCTTTAGCGTGTTTACTATTTGTAACGGCTAATATTTATTTTGAAATTAAACGATGGTTAAAATGATAGTGAGTGGTGCGGAAAATGCAAGACCAATAAAAATGATAGACATAGAAACAAAAGAGGTAACCATATTTAAAAGCATAGCTTACGCAGTTAGGATAACCAAAGTTCCAGAGTATTCTATTAGAACTGGCCTTAGTCCGTTAAAAAAGAAGCGTTTTGAGGTAGATGGCCGAACTGTTGTTTTTAGAGTGCATAATCCTTAGCTTTGCATTATGGCATTAACACCATTACCTAAACTATTAGAAAAAACGCAAAAAGTAATAAATGCTTATGTGCGCAAAAGAGATGAGGGATTGCCTTGTATCTCTTGTGGAAGTCCAAACGCAAATCAAGCTGGACATTATTTTCCAGTTAAAGGATATTCAGCTTTAAGGTTTAACGAATGGAATATCAACTTACAATGTGCTGGATGCAATATGTACAAGCACGGCAACCAAGCTATGTACCGAATAGGCTTAGTAAATAAGTTAGGCGAACAAGCGGTTAAGGGACTTGAAACAATAGCAACTAAGGTTAAGGTTTACAAATGGTCAAGAACAGAGTTAAACGAATTAATAGAAAAATATGGCGAAGGCAAATAATAGCAACAAAGTATCATTTGGGAAACGCAAATGTGGCAAGTACAAGAAAACATCTGGTCCAAAGGACAAGGCAGTAAAACCATATAATAGACAAGGGAGATGCTAATAACTGAAATAAAACCCAATCCAAACAATCCAAGAAAGATTGATGCAAACGACTTTGCAAAGTTGGTTAAGTCTATAAAAGATGACCCAAAGTTGCTTGAAGCGAAGCCATTAATTATAGACGAGAATAATGTAATCTTAGGAGGTAACCAAAGGTATCGTGCGTGTTTAGAATTAGGAATACAAGATGTACCCGTTATCAAAATGCCAAACTTAACCGAAAAGGAAAAGCAAAAGCTATTGGTTATAGATAACACTCACTATGGAGAATGGGATATGGATATGTTAGCTAATGAAGATTGGCAATTAGAAGATTTAAACGATTGGGGTGTAAATGTTGACTTTCTTATACCTACCATAGACGAACCCAAAAAGATTGACAATACTAAAAGTGGAACTATTTGCCCTAATTGTGGTGTATCTTTGTAATTAATTAGAAAGTAATTAGAGGATATGGCAAACGAACAAAATTTAATCCCAGCTAAAAAAGGCGAGGTTAGAAACCCAAACGGAAGGCCTAAAGGAGTACAAAATAGCAAAACAAGACTTTTGCGTTTACTTGAGTTAGTAACTAAGGTGCGAAACCCAGTAACGGGAGAAGAAGAAGACTTTAGCATTGCGGAGCAATTGGATATGCAGATTATAGCTAAGGCAAGAAAAGGCGACCTTAAAGCCTATGAGATTATCTTAGACCGATTAGAGGGTAAGCCTAAGCAATCAACCGAACTTGAAGTGAGCGGCAAATTAAATGTAACATGGCACGAAGAAAAAACCTATGTTGGAAATTCAAGTAGTATTTAATGTTAAATAATATTATAATATATTCTATTAGTTGCCCATATAGTGGACAAGTAAAATATATTGGTAAGTCAAAAGATTTTAAACAAAGAATTAGAAAACATTTAAGTTCTAAACTTAAAACAAGAACATCAAAATGGATTCATTCTTTAAATGATAAGCCAGTCTTTGATATTATTGACGAAGTAAATGAATTAAATTGGCAAGAAGCCGAAAGGTCATATATTAGACTATTTAAGTCAATTGGATGTCAGTTGTATAATCATACAATAGGAGGAGAAGGTGGTAATACTATGGGCGGCAGAAAATTAACAACTGAACAAAGACAAAAAATATCTTTATCTAAAATAGGTAAACCAAATCATGGTGCTGGAAAATGGGCGAAAGAAAATAAGTCTATTAAGGTATGTAAATATGATTTACATGGAAATTATATTTGCACTTATAATTCAATTAAAGAAGCAGCAAAATCTATAAATAGGAGCGACCGAAAAATACAAGCTATGGTTAAATATGGCCACTTAAATGGCAAAGTTATACATAGTGTTGGCGGTTATAAGTTTTCTTATGAAACTAACAATTAAACAAACTATTGCATTAGATTATCTTGAAGATAATGTTACTAATGAAATTTTATTTGGTGGAGCAGCGGGTGGTGGGAAAACCGCACTTGGTGTTTATTGGCAATTAAAAAGAAGATTAATGTATCCCAACACAAGGGGTTTAATAGGCAGAGCGGTTTTAAAAACATTAAAGGAAACGACTTTATTATCTTTCTTTGAAATAGCAAAAATGCAAGGATTGGAGGTTGGAGTTCATTTTGAATATAATGACCAATCAAAACAAATAAAGTTCCCAAATGGTTCAATAATATTTTTGAAAGATTTATTTGCATATCCATCAGACCCAGAATTTGACGAATTAGGAGGCTTAGAAATAACAGACGCTTTTATTGATGAAGCAAATCAAATAAGCGATAAAGCAAGAAATGTAATTATTTCAAGAACAAGACATCAATTAGATGAAAATAATTTAATTCCTAAATTTTTATATACTTGTAACCCAGCCAAAAATTGGGTTTATTCTGAATTTTATAAACCAAGCATTGATAAGACTTTAGATAAAACAAAAGTATTTGTACCTGCTTTAAGTGATGATAACCCTTATGTATCAGTACATTATAAAGATTCATTGCTAAGGATGGATACAACAAGTAAAGAAAGATTATTATTTGGGAATTGGGAATACAGTTCAGATTTATCAACTTTAATTGACTATGACAAAATTCTTGACTGCTTTAGTAGCACTTTTGTACCTTCTGGTACACACTATATTAGTTGTGATGTTGCTCGTTTTGGTAGTGATAGCACTGTTATTGGCATCTGGGACGGCCTTCGTGTTAAGCTACATCAGTATCAAGGCAAGTCGGTTGTTGAAGTGGCTAATATCATTAAAGCCTTCCAATTAGAATATCAAGTGCCAAATTCACAAGTGGTGGTCGATTCCGATGGAGTGGGCGGTGGAGTTGCTGATATGATTGTAGGTTGCAAGAACTTTGTAAACAATAGTTCTCCATTAGAAAACCCTATTACAAGACAAAAGGAAAACTTTGATAACCTTAAATCGCAATGCTATTACAAGTTAGCCGAGTATATAAATGATAGCAAATTATATATCAACGCAAGTGGCACAATGAAAGAAAAGATTATCCAAGAGTTAGAGCAAGTGAAACAAAAGTCGGTAGATAATGACGGCAAAAAAGGTATAATACCAAAGGACAAAGTGAAAGCTTTAATAGGTCGTTCTCCAGACTTTAGCGATTGTCTTGCTATGCGAATGGTTTTTGAATATACACCGAAGTTTGCCGTTTCGGTCTTTTGATGCTATATTTGTACTGGATGTGAGATATCCAATATTTAAACTTATTAGGGCGGATAAAGAAGCATAATCTCACTATGCCGATTTTGATGCCCTTTTCTATTTTATGAAACCAATAAAAGGATTTGAAAATTATCAAATTACAACAGAAGGAAGAATTTATAGTATTAAAACTAAAAAATGGATAAAGCCAAGTTTTGACAAATATGGTTATTTACAAGTTTGTTTAAAATCTACAAAATATTTTTCTTTTAGAGTACATAGATTAGTTGCTATAACATATTTAGGATTAAGCGATTATAACAACATTGTAAATCACATAAACGGAATTAAAACAGATAATAGGGTTGAAAATCTTGAATGGGTTACTCAAAAACAAAATGTTAAACATTCTTGGGGATTGGGGTTATCAGAAAAAATAAGAGAGTCCAATTCAAAAATAGTTTTAGATGTTAAAACTGGAGTATTTTATAATTCAGCAAAGGAAGCAAGTATTTACTCTAATTTTGCATATAGTACAATAAGGTCAATGCTAAATGGTGGCTTAAAAAATAATACTTCATTAGTTTATGTATAAATTAGTAATTTTGAATAAATATTAACATATGGCTTTTTTAGATTTCTTTAAGAAAAGACAAAAATTAAATACAATACTTCCGAATATACCATTTAACGGACAAGTAGCAATACAACAAGGGATAGTAACTTGGCAAGGTGGCGATAATATTAGCTTTGTTAAGGAAGGCTATCAAGCGAATGATATTGTTTATTCTATTGTTAAGTTAATTACCGATAAAACAAAGATTGCGCCTTGGCATGTTTATAAAGTAGTAGATGAAGTTGCGGCTAAAAAATACAAGGCTTTGATGAGCCAACCGGATAAAGTTGAGAACTGGAAAGAAGTTAATAAGCTACACAAAAAAGCATTTGAGATTTATAACGGAGATGCAAGATTAAACGAGTTACTTAAATACCCAAACCAAGAAGATACTTGGGGAGATTTTATTGAAGCGTGGGCAGGTTTTAAATTAGTAACCGGTAACTCTTTTGTTTACGCTAAAATGATTGAAGGCGGCAACAATAACGGCAAACCTTATGAGTTGTTTGTACTTCCATCTCAATATATGTACATCATCGCTAACACAATGGAGTTCCCTCCAACCATAGCTGGGTATCAATTAAACTATGGCCCATTATGGGATTTTAGCAGACAAGAAATATTACAAGACAAATACTTTAACCCACAATGGAATACTACTGGAAATCAATTATATGGTCAATCTCCGTTAATGGCTGCTGCGAGAAACTTGACTCGTTCGAACGAAGCCAAGACTGCGGCGGTTGCATCTTTCCAGAATGGTGGTCCAGCTGGAGTTCTTTTT